CAGCGGACAGCGGAACAAATCGCACTGCCCCCGTCGCCTTCACCCGCACCCGCTCGGCACCGCTAGACGCGCAGATAGTGAAGATGTCCGCGCCATCGCTGCCAATAAAAGGGCCGTTCGCCGTCGCGCCGTTGTTGACTTGCACGCCAAACTTTTCGGACGCGGCGAAAAACTGTACGCGGCCACCGCTTCCAACCCGAACGCGCTCGGTGCCATTTGTAACCCACGCCGCAACGTCGGCAGACGGGAAATACAGTCCCGTATTTGGATCGCCGCTCGGTGCAACGCTGCACGCTGAGGCGCTGCCTGCGGTGACGAGGACAGCGCCGGTGAATGTCGCACCGGCCAGCGCTGCGGCACCCATCGTGGTGAGTTGCGCGGCGTGGCTCGTATCGTCGAGGATGGCACGACCGAACGACGTGCAGGTGATTTCCTCCACGTCTCCTGAACCGGACGACGAGCGACCGAGAAGGCGGTCGGTGGCGGAGACGTTCTGGAGTTTCGCGTACGTGACGGCATCGTTGTCGATCGTCAGCACCGTGCCGCTGCTCGAGATCGTGATGTCGCCCTTGTCACCGTCGCTGAACCCAACGCCGGCCACGCCTGTCGGCCCTGTCGCGCCTGTTGGGCCTGTCACACCTTGCGAGCCTTGACTGCCGGCCGATCCGGTCGGGCCTGTCGCACCGGTCGCGCCCACGGATCCCGTGTTGCCAGTCGCGCCCTGCGCTCCGGTTGGCCCTGTAGGCCCTGTTGACCCGATGTTGCCTTGGGCACCCGTCGCGCCTGTCGGCCCCGTCGCACCGACTGACCCTGCGTCACCGACGATGCCTTGCGGACCTGTGCTGCCTGTCGGACCGGTAGGCCCAGTCGAGCCGACGTTGCCTTGTGACCCGACAGCGCCAGTTGGCCCGGTCACGCCTTGGTCGCCTTGCGGACCAATTGAGCCGGTCGGCCCAGTGACGCCCTGAATCCCCTGCGCGCCCGTCGGCCCTGTTGCACCAACGTCGCCGACCGATCCTTGCGGTCCTGTGTTGCCAGTCGGGCCGGTGCTACCGACCTGGCCTTGGACACCAGTGGCACCGGTTGGTCCGGTCACGCCCTGGTCACCTTGTGCACCGGTCGGCCCTGTCGAACCAGTGGCGCCAACGGAGCCCTGTGGCCCTGTGCTGCCCGTCGGCCCCGTCACGCCTTGCTCACCACGCGCGCCAGTCGGGCCAGTGGCACCGACGTCGCCTTGGCTGCCTACGGCACCCGTTGGCCCGGTGACGCCTTGACCACCGGTGGCTCCTGTCGGACCGGTCACACCTTGATCACCTTGGGTGCCGGTCGCACCCGTCGGGCCTGTCACGCCCTGCTGGCCTTGCGACCCGGCGGCGCCGCTGGCACCTGTAGGTCCGGTGACGCCTTGCTGGCCTTGTGCGCCCGTCGGTCCGGTCTCGCCGACGAGCCCTTGCGGGCCAGTCGAGCCTGTGGGTCCGGTCGACCCAACGGAGCCCTGCGCGCCAGCAGCACCCGTCGGGCCTGCCGCACCAACGCCGCCGACCGCACCGGTCGGCCCCGTCACGCCTTGGATGCCTTGCGGTCCAGTCGCGCCGACGTCGCCTTGGCTACCTGTTGGCCCGGTGACGCCGATCAGTCCTTGATCGCCTTTGACACCTGCGGCACCTGTCGGCCCAGTGGCTCCTGTGTTGCCGACGGCTCCAGACGAGCCGGTCGGCCCCGTCGCTCCCGTGGCGCCCTGCGCGCCCGAGCTGCCCTGTGCACCGGTCGGGCCTGTTGCACCTGTGCCTCCGACGTTGCCTTGCGGTCCGGTCGGGCCTGTCGATCCGACGGCGCCCGTGGACCCGACCGAGCCTGTGGCACCCATGCTGCCGGTCGGGCCGGTCACGCCTTGGACGCCCTGCGGTCCGGTGATCGATGCGCCCTGGGCGCCAGTTGGGCCGGTCGCACCGGCAACGCCCGTGGCACCGACGCCGCCAGTCGATCCCTGCGGTCCGGTTGGCCCGGTCGCACCCGAGGTGCTGAACTCCGTCCACGTCGTCAGGTCGCCGCCCAGCTGCCACAGGAGGCCCGTGGCGGTGACATGCACGAGCATGCCGGCCTCGCGGCGTGCGGACGGGATCGCGTCCCTGGCGGCGTTGCTGGCCACCGTGCGGTAGCCACCCTTGCCGTAGAGCGCCTCGTGGCTCGGGTGCACGTCGGTCGTGTCGAACGGCACGACCGACGCGGCGACGTTCGTGCCCTTAATGTTGGCCATCAGCTCACCACCACGACGACGGTGCCGGTGATCGGGTACGTGCTGCGGTAGATCGTGTAGCTACGTGCCGCCTGCCCCGTAAACGTGATCGACCTGGTCGTCGTCTCCCAGGCAGAGTTGACCAGGCCGCCGACCGTGAACGTGGGCGACCCGAACGACGCCGGCAGCACAACGTGCAGGTAGGCCGCCGTGGCCGTGATTGTTCGCGTCTGGCTGCGGCCGTCGGCCAGGTCGCTTGTGAGCTGCGACGTGATCTGACCGTCGGTGATCGCTGCGGCCGTGCTCGAGCCCCACCACCTGACGAGCAGGGCAGGGGAGGTAGCCGTGTCGTCCGCGACGGCCTTGGTGTGCACGCGCATCGTGGCTCGGAACCCGTCGCCGTACCGCCAGACCGGGATACCTCGAGGTGCCGCCACCTCGTACGTGACGTCGGACCCGCTTTGCGTGTCGACCACGCGGTCGTGCCGCTGCGGCACGCCGAGCGGGAAACTCGACGTCTTGATCACGAAGTCCCGCGATTCCCACCGCTCCACGACGCCGTTCTGATCGGCAGCCTCAAATACCGAGCTGCCGACGGTCGCCGTGACGTTCACCGTCGTAGCACCGCGCACGTACCGCACCGTCCGCCCGGCCGAGGTCGCCAGCCGGTCAGCCAGCCAGGACGCACCAACGGCGAGCATGTCGGACATCGGTCACTCCACGGCGCGGCAACGCCGCCGCGGCGCGTCGTGGATACGCGCCGGCGGCGGGTTGCGACGTTGGGCTGTCCGCCGGACTACTTGTTGATCACCACGTCGACCGTGGTGTCGGCCGCGAGCCGGGCCTTGGCGAGCTTGCCGGCAGCCACGCCGGTGCTGGCGTGCGCCACACCGCTCGTTGCGTACCAGTTGATCGCGGAGCCCTGGGCACCGGTGGCACCCGACGCACACGGCATCGAGTACACGCCCTCGATCGCCACGACGCCCGTGTCGCCACTGGCGATGGGACGCGGAGCGACAGCGACGAGCGAGCCGATAACCACGACGTCGCCGACGGCGATCGTGCTGCCGGCGGTGTAGTCGAGGTACTTGCCATCTTGAACCGTGGAAGCCATGGGACTGGTCCTCTTCTGCTAGTGGGAGTTGATCGGTGCCGGCTGGCTGGACTAACTCGCTCCAGCCAGCCGGCGAATGGTTACCGTGTCGGTCAGACGTCCATCTTGACGCCGGCCTTGTCCTCGGCCTTGGCGACGCCGAAGTCGAAGTAGCCGCGCATCTGGACGCCGAGCACGTTGAAGTCCGCCTCGGCCGTCTCGACCACCGGGCTCTGCACGCCGTTCAAGAACGCCACCTCCATCACCGGCAGGTCGGCCGGAGACGCGAGGAGGTAGTAGTCCGCCGTGTTGCTGAGGTAGGTCGAGCTGACCACCTCATACCGACCGGCGAACACGTTCGTCGACGGCTGGCCGCCGGTCGCACCGGACGAGATCTGGACGCTGTTCATCAGCTCGGCGGCCGTGACCTCGAGGTCGACCGGAACGAGCAGCACTCGCGGCTGAACCGCGATGGGGTTGCCATCGGGATCGAGCAGCTTCCTGTAGAGCGCGAGGGCCTCCTTGAGACCGGCCAGGCCGAGGGCCGTGGCGGAGGTCTTCTTGTTTCCCTTCGCGGTCGTGAAGAACGAGCTGTCGTCCGTGAACGCCGTCCAGAAGACGGAGTTGAGCTTCAGGGCACCACCGCGACCGATCCGCTGCGGGACCGCGGTCAGGGCACCGAGGTCGTCGTTGATGAGGTCGGTACGGGTGACCGAGGTCATGATCCCGTACGTGTCCGCACTGATCGTCCGCTTCTCGTCGCTCGCGGCCGCGTGCTTCAGCTCGCCGCCGTTCTGCACTTCCTGGAACACGAATCCGCCGTTGAGACGGTACTGCGTGACGGTCTTGAAGTCGTTGACGCTGCGCACCGAGCTGATCGACCGCCACGCGTTCTCGACCGAGTCGAAGCCGGCGAGCAGGAACTTGTTGACCGTGCTCGACAGGATGTCGGCGATCGAGTGCGTCGACCACGCCGCCTGCAGAACCGGCCGCAGCGTCGCCGCCGAAAGCCGACGCGGGCCGTCGTAGCCGCCGGCCACGGCCGCCTGCAGCAGCACCTCACCGAGCGACAGGTCGCGGCGCGCCTTGTGGGCGGCCTCGAGCACCTGCGCGTCGTACTTCTTCTCGACGCCCGGCAGGTTGCCCTGCAGCGCGAACGAGGCCTCGATCACCTCGGCCGACGGCGGCGCGTAGGTGGTGACGTGCACAGCCGGCGATGCCGGACGCTCGTCGCGAGCCGCCTGGAGCTTCTCCATGTTTTTGACCTTCTCGTCGAGGGCCTTGACCGTGGCGAGCAGCTCGCCGACGTCCGCGGCCGGGGTGGTGACAGGCTCCACGGCGACCTCCGCCGTGGCCGCCACGGCCGGGGTCGACACGACCTCGTCCGTGGGCTTGGTGGTGGCGTCAGCCGCCATGGTTTCCTCCTCGACGGCCTCTTCGGCCGCGATGGCGACGCTGGTCTCCGCGTCAGCGCCCAAGGTGACAAACGAGACCTCGCGGAGAGCGGAGGCCTTGACGATGCGGACAGGCCCCATGTGGGTCTGCCCGTTTGCGGTGGCGACTGCGTCGGCGTCGACCTTCTGGTGCCGGCGGACGTCGGCGCCGACACTGGCCTGCCAGGCGTAGCCTCGCTCGGCCAGGGCGAGTACCTGGCGGGCCGTGTCGGTGTCGGCCATGATCTCGCCCTCGACGATCAGCTTGGATCCCTCGACGCGGACGCTGTCCGTCTGCCCGAGGATCGACGCGAGCCCGTAGTCGTGGCCGAGAACGATCGGGATACGCTGCTTGGTTTGCATGCCGGCCAGATCGATCACGACCGGCTCGCGGCTCCAGCCCTGACGGATCGGAGAGCCGGTGTAGGCCTCGATCGTGAACCGACGCGGGGAGGCCGCGGCCTCGCCATCGGCGGCCTGGAGAAACGTCACGCTGGTGTCGAGTTTCAGAGTGTTCATAGGAAGTCGATCAGCTCCTCGAGGTCCTCGTCGTGGTCGAAGTCGTCCACGTCACGCCTCCTGCGGGTTGGCCTCCTGCATTGGCTGGGCAGCACCACCGAGGTCGATCGGCAGCCCCAGCTCTCGCATCAGCTCCAGCTCGGCCGCACGCTGCCGCAGCTCGACGTCCCACCGCTTACCTTGGCGGGCGTACTCGCTCGCCAGCGTCGTCGTGTGCGTCCGCAGCCGCACCTCGGCCGCCGACGCCTCCTTGCCCGGGTCGACGTGCTCGCGGCCGTCCCAGACCCAGGCCCAGTTCCACTCCGAGAACGGCGGCAGGCCGTCCGGGATGACGCCGGCGAGGCTGGCCTCGTTGACCCACGCTGCCAGCACGCGGTCGAGACAGACCCGCTCGAGCTGGTCGCGGTCGACGCGCTGCATCAGGCCGTACACCTGGTGGTCCATGCGGCCGCTGGCGTAGTTGTAGGACGAGCTGTCGAGCGCGGCGACGTTGTACGGCAGCTGCATGCAGCGGGCGATCTCGTTGAGGATCTCGCGCTTGAAGTCCTTGTAGGTGCTCGTCGGCTGCTCGGCCTTGAGCTGCGAGATGTCCCAGCCTTCCGGCAGCGTGACCAGCGACCGCTTGCGGATCTCCATCTCCGCGAACGCATCGACCTCGTCGACCTCGGCTGCAGGACTGTTCGAATGAATGAACGCCGCGAAGTCGGCGGCCGTCTCTGCGGCCGCGATGACGGCCTCGGTGTAGCGTCGCAGCTGCCCGAACAACTTGAGCGCCGGCGCCACCTCGGGCATGCCGCGGTTCTGGCCAGGACGCTGCCGGCGGAACCAGTGGATGACCGCGGCAGCCGGCACCCGCTGAAACTGCAACGTGTTGACGCGGTAGTTGGAACCTGGGTGGAAGTTGAGCACCTGGTAGGCGACGACGTTGCCAATCTCGTCGAACTCGAGGCCGTCGACCGTGTTGCCCTCGGGCGTGATCGTCTGCCGCATCATCTCGGTCGGTGTCGCGACCATCTCGGCCTCGACGAGCCGCAGGTCGAGCTGCACGCCAGGCAGGCGGGCGTTGTTGACCATCAGCGCGAACGCCTCGCCGTCGACGACGAGCGCCTCGCGCATGGTCCGCAGCTTCGCCGGCAGGTCGATCGTCGTGCCCCAGTCGTAGAACGCCCGCTCGACGACACGTGCGGCTTCGTCCTGGACGTCGAGCTGCAGCCGCGGGCCGGTGCCAACCAGGTCGCTTGCGAGCGTGGCCGAGATGCCGGCCAGGTACGAGTTGTTGTTGCGCTCGTACCGGGCGCGGTTGCGGATCGTGCGACGCACGACCGGCGAGAGCTGCGCGTCGGCCGAGAACGCGTCGGCTACCTGCCAGTGCTTGTAGTCGTCGCCTGACTGTGCGGCCTCATACCGTGCACGAA